TTGGAAACCATCCGTTGATAAATCTGGAAATGGTTATGCAATTATTCGTTTCCTTCCAGAACCAGAAGGTAATGAACTTCCTTGGGCAAGAGTATACACTCACGCATTCCAAGGGCCTGGTGGTTGGTTTATAGAAAACTCTTTAACCACATTGGGACAGAAGGATCCTGTCTCTGAGCACAACTCACAACTGTGGAACTCTGGTTCTGATGCTAACAAAGAAATAGCAAGGAAGCAGAAGCGTAGATTATCTTATTACAGCAACATATTCATTGTTGCAGATCCTTCAAATCCTGAGAACGAAGGTAAAGTATTCTTGTACAAGTATGGCAAGAAGATTTTTGATAAGATTCAGGAAGCAATGAAACCTGAGTTCGCAGATGAGACTCCAATTAATCCATTCGATTTTTGGCAGGGTGCAAACTTCAAGTTGAAGATCCGTAGAGTAGAAGGTTATCAGAACTATGATAAGTCAGAGTTCGATTCTCCAAGTGCTCTCTTTGATGATGATGCAAAACTAGAAAAGATTTATGGTCAAGAGTATGACCTAAATGAGTTCACTGCACCAGACAAGTTCAAGTCATATGAAGATCTTGATAAGCGTCTGAAGTATGTTCTTGGTCTGAATCAGCCAGTCAAAAGACCTGTAGTTGATGAAGAGTTGAGTAGTGAAGATGATGATCGTGGTTCTTATGAACCTGCATCACGAGCACCTGCTCCAGTACCAGTAGTACCTGATCCTGTAGCAGAGTCAACTGAAGAAGAGGAAGATGATTCTCTCAGTTACTTCTCAAAGTTAGTTAACTCCTAAAACAAAAAGACCCCTTAACAGGGGTCTTTTTTTATACTCCAACAGAACTAGGATTGTATGTTTGTTTTGTTTTTTGGTTTAAGTATTGGGATGATCTACTATATTTCATAATTGATCTCATATCTGAGATGAATACAGATAAGTACTCTGGTTTTAGAACTTTAATTTTTCTTTTATCTTCATTCATTTTTACTTCGTAGTCATAATAACTAACACCTTTTACTGGATAAGTTGTTTCTGGACTAGTATTTGTTTTGTATCTTGTAAAAATTGCAGATGGATTCATTGCATTTCCACTATTCGTTAGAACTGCTCCATTTAATAAGAGTGGGTTTCCAGATGGTAATCCGTTGGTGGTTGAAATGAATCTTCCAACAACTCTATTGAGAATGACTTCATTTTTACTAGTCACTGATGATTTAACAGTACCAGATCCACCAGTAAATGTGTAACCACCAATAGTGGCAGTTGGTTGTGTTATTGCATCACCTGCACTTGCATCTATTGTGTATGGTAATCTAAGAGTTATTTCACTAATTATTGAATTTTTTGCTACTTCTCTTGTGGATATAAATTTAAAATCTTTATCCACTATTAAACCTGGTTCTAATAAAAATCTATCGTATTGATCCTTTACTGCTGTTGTTTCATAGTGCTTTACTTCACTTAGTTTTGCATACTTTTGTTCTTCTGTCATATCAGAAGTACCATATTTTGATAGTAAGTAGTTGGTAAAGTTTTGTCCATCTAGTGGCCATTGATCTCGAACATTAGTAATATTATTTGTAACTAATATAACCCAATCTAATTCAGAGTCATTATATATTTTTTGAGCAAGAGTATCTGGTCTCTCTCCTTCTGATATCTTATAGTAATTGAATGCAGTAATAGCAGCATCAATATCACTTCTTAATTTTGCTCTTTTGAATAGGTTCTTTACTTCTATTCTTTCATCATTTCTATTTGATCCAGAAAATCTGGAAACGTATGATAGATTTGGTAGTTCTCTGAAGTAACTCATTTTAGTATCCTATCGCAGTTGCAGGTATATCATCAACCATATTATCTTTCTTATATTGTTCAGGTTTATTTTCAAGGTAATCAATATCGTATATAGGTTCGAGTTCTGAGAATTTGAGAGTCATGATGATAGAAACTGGTTGACCATCTTCATAAGCAGCCCAGTTACCTTCTGGTGTATAGTTGACTGCACATCCAGTACATGCACATTCTTTAATTCTCATGATACCATCTATTTCTTCATTACCTGTAGTAATAAATTGTACATCAAATACATTTGGTGTACCTAAGAAATAAGAAGCACCAGTACCAGAACCTGTATTACTTTGTTTCTTTACTGCCATTCCTGCTTTAAAGAATTTGATAATTTGATTCACTACTGCTGCTTCAGTTTCACTTCTTGGACTCATCTTCCAATTAAATTGGAATTCTCTGAGTGCAGGAGCATTGAAAAGAAGTTCCATATTATTGTTAGGTATTACACCTCGACCTCTTGCGAGTATTGATTCTGCACTGACATTAAAACCAGCCATGTTTAATAGTTTAGAACCTATTATTCCTTGAGCAGCAGCACCACCATTATCAGTTCTCATTGCTTTTGTTAAATTAGTAAAGAATCCTTTCAATTCTGATGGTACATTTTTGAGTCCTTCTCCTACCTTTGAGAAGTCCATATCCATAAGTCTCTCAATGTTACCTGCATTTACTCTTGGTAGTATTCCTGATGCAACTGCTGCTGTCAGATTGCTCATTTGATCTGGGCCCCAAGAGACATTATTTGAATCTTGTATTTGATTTGGCATTGGTAACCTTATCAATCCAAGTTGCTGCTTCCGTGCAGTTTTTCTTCTTAGACCTTCTACTATTCCTATAGCAATACTTCCTTGACCTTGACCACCCGATTGAATAAGATCTTTTGATGGTGGTTGATATTTCCATTGTTTAATTTTTATATAATCTTGACCATGTGTATTTCCATCATACAATGCATCCTCTGGATATTTTAAATTAGTTAGAGATTCTATAAGACTATCTGTTAATTGAAATTCTAAGTTTGCATCTTGTATATAATCTTTACCTATTACTAATGAATTTATATCTATACCATTTACAGTATTATTAGTTCCAATTCCACTTTTGTTATCGTCTAATTCAATCGGAGATATTTCATTAGCTAGTTTCATTGCATCGGCAAAACTGAGGAGA